TTGAATCTCCACTTGACATTCCACATGAAATCTTTGCGAAAGCCGATGTAGAATCCATTCTCCGAATGGGAGGATGGAAGCTTCCGAAAAGAGGTGAACTATGATGGACAAGAACGAGTTAGTCTATAAGGCACTCGGAGTAGAAGGAGCATACAGCAACAGCAACTTCTATGATCCAACACAGAGAGCTATGGCTGCACTTCAGAAGCTTGGAGCAATCTATAAAGGCGGGATAATTCGGGAAATCGAACTTGATACTGGACTCCGCAACCTTCTTGAACTTGAAAAGAAGGTTTATGGAGAACAGTTCTTCCGAACAAACCGTCTCATCCAGAAGATAGACCAAGAAGTTACCACTGGCTACGGTGCGAATTGGGCTGCTCGTGGATGGCTTGAAGTTACTTATGGAAGAAAGGCATGGACATGCCTCAATTACGAGGCGAATGTCTTTGCGATGCTTCCTAAAGAAGCTTGGGGCACCACGGGCTACCGCATTGAAGTCAGTGAGGCAGGCGATTACGCATCTGGCGGTGTCAAAGAGAAAGGGCAATTGCCTGATACGGTGAAGCCGAGTTGGGAGGAAATCCGTTGTCGTCCAAAGACTGTGATGCACGGTTTCGACTTGAGTGAAATCGCTGAATTCATCAGTCATGTGGATGACGCTCTGGATATTCTTCCTGAACTTCGGGAATCACTTGGCAAGGCTCATAGACACCACATAAATGAACAGCTCACCTGCAACGTAACGAATACGGTTCCAGCACAGACTGGATTCGAGTCTATCGACAGGGTTGTTTCAAGCAATTCTGAAGTAACCAACTGTGGAGACGTGGATGCTGGAGACGCAGACATCTGCAACATTGACAGGGACACGGCAAGCTCATGCTTCGATGCAATCGTTGATCACAACAGCAATGTAGATCGGGACTTAACGCTTGCCCTCATAGACGGAGTTCTCCAGCAAGTATGGCAGAACGGTGGACAAACCGATGTCATAATCACGGGTTATGACACATTGTTCCACTGGTCTCAATTGCTGGAGGCGGAGAGAAGATACCTTGAAGTCGCCAAGGTTGTTCCAGCATTCGGCGGAGTTCGAGGACCCGCTGCTGGAGTTGAAGGTGGATTCTTGGTATCAACTTACATGGGCATCCCGATTCTACCTTCACAAGATGTTGTGCAGGACACTATCAGCAGAATCTACTTCTTAGATACCAAAGATCCAGATCAACCGGGGAATGTCTTGGCTTTCGCCGTTGTGAAGCCAACTCAATACTTTGAGACTGGTTTCGATGAGGACATGATTCTCATGAACCAGCTGGGTATTGAGGGTTGGTATAAGACAATCGGCGAGTTGAGATGCAGAGTCTTCAATCGACAGGGCAAGTTAAGAGATCTTCGTTAGAGGTGGTAAGTGATGGCGGACAAGACAGATTATATTAGCGGTTGGGGCAACGGCGTCATATTCGGGCAAGTCTATCATACGCCATACAGTGTGATGTGGTTCCGTCTAAGCGGAATCAATAATGGCGACTATGTGGACTTATCTGATTGGTTCCAAAATGTCTATTCAGTACATGCAACAGCAAACAGCGATGCTGGAGGAACCAATAATCTCAGCATTCAGATTTCAGGAACATACCCGAATAATACGGGAACCGTTATCATCTTCCACGATCCCAATTCAGGCATAATCTACGACTTTGAAGTGTTAGGACATAAAGCTGAAGCAAGTGCTGGCTTCCAGTAAGGAGGCGATAGTCAATGACAATCTATTCGACAGTTACTGATGTTGGTTCTATGGGAGACCGTAAATATGCCTATGGAACCTATCGGCAGTCTGGAGTTGGAATGACAGGATATATTCTCGTTCCGATGGGGCGAGTGGACTTCATTCATCTCCAAGACATTGGAAGCAACTGTATAGTTAGCGGGGCAGTTGTAAGCGGTATTGGCACTCAGTATTCAAGTGTGTTTACGAGGATTGCGGCTGGGACAACCTTCCCGTATAGTTCGGGAACAACGACTACTCAGATGACTCGGAACAACATTCCAATTGTTGCTTGTGTGTCTGGCATTCAGGGAATCTGGTTTGCAGTTGGCAAGCGAGGATAGTTCTCTTTAGTTCCCCTTCTTTTTTTGGGTTATTGAAGAAATATTGGAAAGTGAGTTGCGGTGAAGCGTGAAAAATTAGAGGAAATTCGTAAGCTTTTAAGTAGTGAGGAGAATCCTTTTAGCGAGAATCCTGATTATGATTTGGCGATGTTATGGAATAAGATTCATGAGGTTGAGATTTTGGTTGTTGAGAATGCTTCTGATATTAAGTGGATTAAGAAGTTTTTGGTTCCAGAAGTGATTTTTAGTATCGGAAGCTTTTTAACTTTCATTGGGATATTATTAAGTTTGATAGGGTGAGTATGGGATTTGGTTACGACGATCCATGAGCATAGAGAAATCAACAGCGGAATACAGAATGCTTTAGATGTTATAAACCCAATGGGACAAGGAGTTATCGGTAGGGGAGCTTTGAGAGGTCTGCGAATTGAGAATAGGCATCCATCTGGATGGTATGCGAGTGGTTTTCAGCAAATCAATATCTATGTGGATGGAAGATTGATTGCGAGTGGACAACTGAATATTCCTTATGTTGCGAATGATCATGGTTATTATTTGAATCTTGGCATGTTCGTGCTGGGAAGCGATTATCATGAATCGCCATATTTTGCTGGTAGCGGTGCAACCTGCGAATGTGCTATGGGAATAAATAATCAGCGGATTCCGTTTCATCGTTCATTAAGAATAACTGCTGGTTGGACGCAGAGTGGAGTGAGTCCCGGTTTTCGTGTTGATGCTTGGTATGAGTTGAAGGGGCAGTAGGATGAAGACGCTTCCGATTAGGCAGGGAAGGTTGATTACGAATGATGGAAGTAATGATCCGTTTACTTATCGTGAATTATCTCACAATGTAACGACGACTTTGGTTGATCCTTCTGGGGCGTGTTTATTTCTTGAAAGCATGATTATAAGCGTTGATGGTTCGGGTGATTGCTGGTTATATATTGATTCGAGTGGGACGGTGTTTGGCAAGCTTGTTTTTGAGAATAAGAAGACTGTGCCTGTCGGTTTCGGATATAAAGTTGGAATCGGAAATCATGTTTTGAAGGCGAAGTGGGTTGCTGATAACGGTTCCGATAAAGCTTATGTTACTACGATTTATAGTCGCTGTTTTGAGAGGCGAATCGGATGAGACTGCTTGAAAGAATAAAAAAGATATTCGAACGGAAGCAGGTTTTTGTTACGGTTCAGTTTCCTCTTCATATTTTAGCAAGCCAAAACCAGAGCCAAATTAAATTTCTTGATGAGCGGGTTCCACTTGACATTAAATGTAAAGGAATGATTAGGGTTGAGCGTTAGGGCGGTTACGAGGACGAAGACGAGGTGGGGAGTTAAAGATAAAATATTCGATGATGATGTTGCGAGTGGAACTTGGCAGTATAGTCGAGCATGTGATTTGGGAGATTTTGATGAGGCTTTAATTATTGTTTTGAATGATGGGACGAGTGGTTTCTATTTTAGGATTGAGGCTTGTGCAGATATTAACGATGCGGATTGGTATAGGTTTTATAGTGGAGCGTTATCTTCGAATGGTTATCTCGGTGCGGGAAGCGGAACCTTCGAGACACTGCAGAATCCTTGGGGAGCGGTAAGGGTGGGACTGCAAAGTAAGGGCGGGGTTACTCATGGGACGGTTTGGGTTAATACGAGGTTGAGAACCTGATGGGAAGTCTGGATGAGATTAGGAAGCAATTTCAATCTTGGATTCAGCCACAAATTAAATGGATGAAGAAGATTTGGCAAGTTAACAATAGCGGTTTTGATACGAAGATTAGTCAGGAATATTCGGGTTTCAAGAATACTTGGAGCGGATTGAATGATATTGAGGCTGATGTTGAGACTCTCCAGAAGATTAACAATTCGGGTTTCGACACTCTTCATTCTGACCTTTTGAAGAAGCAGAGGGAAGAGATTAGCGGTTTCCAGAATGTCTGGTCTGGATTGAACAATGTTGAAGCGGATGTCGAGAAGCTTCAGAAAATTAATAATTCTGGATTAGACACGATTCATAATGATTTATTAAAGAAGCAAAGAGAAGAAGTAAGCGGGTTCCAAAAAATCTGGAGCATCAATTATAGCGGATTACAGAATATTGCAAGCGGAGTCAAGGTTCACACAAACCCACGAAGATATGAGAAGGATTATGGGTTCTATTCTTCACCAGTCATTATTGGAAGTGGATTAACAGCGGTTTATACTTATGGGACTTCTCCAGCGAAAACTTCGGGAACAGCATTAACAATTTATACGATTGACATGCAGAATCCAACTTCAGGAACAATAAATATCTGCTTGCTTGATAAGAATGGAACTCGCTTGACGATAGACTTCATTATTCCAGCAAATGATGCACTCTTCAAGGATTATCCAGCTGGTTTCAATTTGGGCAATCAACAAGTCTATGCGAGTGGAACAAGTAATGGGGTGAGGTTGCAGATTGTTGGAACGGAAGCTTAAAAAGTTTCAGATAACATATAATTTGGTGATGGAGAAATGAGTGAATTTCAAAGATGGAGTAGTGAACACCGCACAATTCGTGCCTCACGAGATTGGAATGCGTTGTTGGATCATGGGTTGGAAAAGCCTGTTTCCTATATTATTCGGAAAAATGGAAATTATATTGAGGCGATTAATGGTTCAACTGGAAAGATAGATTATGGAGGACAGAATAATGCTGGAGGAATAAGCGGAACTAATGCAATTGCAGTTATTGAATCTTCATTGAATAATCTGACAAGTGGCAGAACTTGGTTGGAAAAAATCGTTTTGAAAGGAGATTTTATCATAAGCGATAGTATTGTAGTTCCTTCCTATACAATTTTGGAGGTTCAAGGAAAGATTACTGCCATGGATGGTCTTAATAAAAGCTTGATTGTAAATAGTGACCAAACAAACGGGAACAGCAATATTGTAATTCTTAATGGTGTTATAGATGGCAATAGTGCTGGACAATCCGCAACGAGTCATGGCATACACTTCGTTAAAGTATCGGATTATCTTATTGAAGCAATTACTATTACGGATTGTTATAGTTACGGTGCTATGATCGGTACGTGCAAAGGGGAGATACGGAATTCATACTTTGTTTACAACACTCAGAGAGGCATTACATTTAATCGCGGTCGAAACATCATCAGAGGATGCGAGGTAGCCTACACAACGACAAATGATGGCATTTATATTGGAACAGGAGCCAGTGATGATCATACAATAGTAACGGTTAAAGACTGTTACGTACACGACAACGGCAGAGACGGCATCGCAATATCCGGAGGTTACATATACGACTGCAAGATCATACACAATTGGGTCATCAACAATTCTCGTTATCAGATAGATGTCTCAGACATCACCACAACAGGAGACACCGAACACATCATAGCTTATAATTTCGTTGACGCTCAAAGCGGACAAATTTGTATTAGAGTCGCTGGAGTCGCTACAATGCTTAGAATTATCGGAAATGATGTTATAGGATCAGCAACCGCAGGCGGCATAGGTCTTACCTCGTGTGATGGATTGGTAGTTATAGGCAATACCGTCCAGAACGCGAAGAGAAGTGGAATAGTATTGGACAGATCCATCAACTGCACAGTAATCGGGAATATCTGCAAGAATAATCATCAAGGAGGGGAGGTCGAAGCCCGTTATCAAGCGGGGATATTACTGTGGGCTCAAGTGGGAGTCACGGCAGACTACAATGTTATAGTGGGAAATAGATGCTATGATGATCAAGATACTCCGACGCAGAATTATGGCATTTGGATTCAGGGAGGATGCGATTACAACTTAATATCAAACAATGATTTACTAGGCAACGGGATTGCTGGTTTCGGACAGTCAAGTATAGGAGCAAACAACATAATAAAGAGAAACTTGGGTCATAAAACTGAAAACAATGGAACCGCAATTGTACCTGCGAATGCGAAGTCTTATCAAGTTTCATTTGAGATGGCTGGAACGCCAACTGTTGTGAAGGTTACTCCGCAATTTGATGTGAGTGGGCGATGGTGGATTAGCAATTTGACTTGGGCGAGCGGGACTTCGATTTTGAGTGGAGCATTTACTTTTAATAGAACTTATAGCGGTCTTTATAGCGGTATTATTCATTGGAATGCGGAAATGTAAAAAATATAAAAAAGAAGAGAAGTTATTTGGTTGCGTAGAAGCTTATTGTGAAGTCGCAAGTCTCCGATTGAATGTTCTCGTTTGCTGTTAATCTGAATTGTAGTTCCAGCATGTTTGCGGTTTCCGAAAGCTGAACTGTCTGGTTGTTTGGGTTCCATTGTTTCCAGTTTCCGCCGAAGTTGTAGTAGAGTTGTAATGTGAGGTTTGGGTTGTTGAGTGTGTGGTTCCAGCTTATTTGGATTGTTTCTGTTGAGAGATTCACGATTTGGCAGTCGAAGGTTATGGTTTGCTGTTGATTTATGGTTCCGAAGTTTATCGTTTCGATTTTTGTTCCGTTTAGATGTTGCAGTTCGATGTAGATTTGCGGTTCGAGCTTCACGGTTGCGGGAATCGTCAAAGTCTGAAGAATCAGAGCTATTGCTAATCCGATGTTTGATAGCAACAAGACGATGCTTATCGCTATCCAAGTTTTTTTCTCCATTCTCTCTTTCACCTCTCTCTCATATAGAAAACTTATTTAAGACGATTCAGATATATAAATGTTTGATGAAGAATGCCGAAGTTGAAGGCGAGGGTTGCTTTACGAAGCGAGTTCGACCAGAATTTTGACGAATGGTTTCATCATAACTTTGGAACTGGGAAATTGAAGGCTCGATTTAAGAGGGAATGGAGTTGAGCTATCAATCCGATATAAGCGTTCATATAAACGATTATGGTTACAATATCGAGTTTAAAGCTGAAGACGAGAATGGCAATCCGATTCCCTTAAATCATTTAAGCGGGGTTTCGGGAATCTGCTTCAAAATCATCAGCGGACTAGACTATGTAATGTGGAAGGATAATGTGAGTGGACACTTTATAATTAATAATCCAAGCGGAGGATTATTTGAGTGGACGGTTCAGTCTGGATTCTTCAATCAAATTGGGGTTTATGAGGGGAAATGTGTATTGAGATTTAGCGGCGGAGCAGTTATAACTTTGGATGATTTGAGAATAAGTGTTACGGGGCGACCATGAAATGACATATAATCCGAGATATACAAACTTGGCGAGGATTGAAACGGAGTTAAGCATGAAAATAGACTCTGATACGGTTCCGAATGAAACAGAAGTATTAGACATCATCGAGGAAGTCGAAAACGAAATCGACTCCAGACTCCTCTACCGCTACCACCTCATCTCTGGATACATCGATGTTGAAAACGACGGGCAGAGTTGTCATTCCAAACCTCATTCCAATAATCAGCATAGATCCCTCGGGCGTTCACACTCGTGAATCAGCATTAGGAGCAACGACAAGCTGGAGTCTCGTTCAGGAAGGACTGGATAAAGACTTCATTCAGTTAAAGAAGCAAACCAAAGACGGACAAGAACTTGGATTCGCACTTTACTTCTTCAACAATGCGCCAGCAGCAGGACTAGCAAGAGTTCGGGCTTCTTATTGGTATGGATATAACATCAATAAAGCTATTCTTCGAAAATATGCAACGAAGAAGGTTGCTCTTGAAGTTTTAAGCATTAAACAGAGAGCATCGGAGCCTGCAGGATTAACACAGTTCAGAGGTGGGGATTTGCAGAGTTTTGTAGGAACCCAATACGATTCTATGGTTGAAAGATTGAAAGCTGAAATTGCAGAGATAGAAGAAAGATACTTTCCAGAGGAAACGGGAGTTGCAATGGGAATAATATGAGGTTTTCTAAATGTCTTTTAATATTACTATTAGTGTTAATGACTCGGATTTCAGAAAACTAATGACGCATCTCCAACGAGCAGTTCCAGAATTCACAAGAAACATCAGACGAGAACTCGGCGAATACGCACTCCAAACATATCGAGAGCAAGTTCCAGTAGCAACGCCGAGACCGGGACGGGAGCATGTTGGAACTTTGAGAGATAGTGTTGTGAAGATGGATTTTCCAGATGGATTCGTGGTTACGGCGACGGCTCCTTATGCTCGATATGTTGCTTTTCGGACTCGTCCACATCCGATTTTTCCGAGAAAAGGAAAGCGATTGAAGTTCTGGTGGAGTAAGGTGGGTGGTTGGGTTTATCCACGCATGGTGAATCATCCTGGCACGAAGGCAAATCCGTTTCATGCTCGTGTTGCTCGTCTTGTTAGGAAGAAGATGGTTGAGTTGGTTAGGAAACAGATGGAGAGGTTGATGCGGAAATGAGCTCATATAATTCGAAATGGCAAGAAGTAACCACGAAGATTCTGGAGAGACTGAAGTTTGATTTGCAGGCGACTGATATTTTTCCAAAGGAGAATGTGAAGATTCTTGGGGCATTCGCACAGTGGAAGGCAAAGTATGACCAATATCCTAATGCCACGATCCGTCTTGTGAATGACCGTGTTGGATTCGCAACCGCAGACGAAGAAGAACACTTGTTTCTGTTTCAGATTCTCATTAGTATGAAGTCCAAAGCCAAGCCAGAAGAGGATACGCTGGATTATCTTGATGTGATTGGGCGAGTTGAGAAGGCGTTGCGGGATGATAATACTTTGGATGGGAATTGTGATTGGCTTTTGATTCGTGAGAAGGATTTGACTTATGGCTGGAGCGAAGGATATTTATTTTACGAGGCATTATTAAATGTAGAGGTCCATGCAACATGGTGAAGATGTCTTATACTGACGGAACTATTATTTTGATTCCAGAAATAACACCAGAGGAAATCCAAACTACTGATGTTAAAAGCTTCGTTATAATAAAAGGAGGAAAAATAGTTGGCGACTCCCGGTGGAAGTTCAACAGGTAAACAATTCAAGGCATATTGGAGTGTTAGCCCTGCCGATGGGGTTCTTCATCCAATCGGTAATATTCGAAGTTTGAACGCTTCTACGGATGGAAGGATAACTCGTGAAGAGGACAGTGGAAACCGAACTCCATTCATCAAGCAGGGAACCGTCAGACCGAATGTCAGAATTACTTTCGATGTGGTTCGCACAAACTTCATTACTCGAAGATGCATAATGAATGGGAACGCTGATGTGCCTTTAACTCGCATCTTGTTTTATGATGGGAAAGCATGGTTCCAAATCAGCGGATATGTAGATTCATGCCGTTTAAGAACCAGCCCGGGTGAGATGCTTCAGTGCGATGTGGTTCTTCGTGGAGACCAAATTAGAACTGCAAGTTCGGATACTTGTAGCGGATGGAATGAAGATCCATTAACGCATGAGAACATTTCAACCTTTTCGATTGGCGGAAGCGGAATTGCGAATTGGGAAAGGCTTGAATGGGGAGTGGAGAATCAAGTTGCCCAAGTCGCATTGGGAACAAGCATTATTCCAACGGAAGTTTTTGACCGTGCTGCTCGGCATACTGGTTCATACAGGATTAGTCGAAGATGGGCTGGAACAAAATTTGATGAGTCGCAGACTGGAGCTGGACAGGACATTGTGATTGTGGTTACGGATAAGCAGAGTCCAGCGGTTACGACGACCTTCACTTATCCAAGCGGTATTATTAGGACGGCGAGTGTTGAAGATAGAGATTTAGATTTGATTTGGGAAAGCGGGGATTGGGAAGCTGAAACTGTTACTATATCGTAAGCTTTAAATAGGGAAATGTAATACTGAATCTAGAGGTGAAAGAAACTGCCTTTAGCATTATTAATTGCGACTGCAATTGTGATTCTATGGGATTTACGGAAATCGAATGGTCTTCCAATAAGCGAAAAATACAGATTGAAGTTTATGGAGGATTGTTAAACATGAAGAGTGAAAAGTTTGTTGCGGATGCTTCTTATGGAGAATGGCAAGGCGAATATGAAGTTCGAGCAATCAGTGCCGCCGAGCATATTCAGATTGAAGAGAAGGTTGCTCGTTACATGCAGAAGCACGGATTAAACTTGTCGAATCCAGCGGATTATCCAACAGCATATTATCGTGGATTATGTCTCATCAAAAGCGTTACGAAAGACGGAAAACCCTTACCCATTCAGGAACCATTCAAGCTTCTCGATAAGATGCCGAATCGCCTTTACACCATTCTTCTTTCATTGTATCAAAAATTGAATAGTCCAAGCTTGGAAGAACAAAGTTTTTTATTGAATCCATCGTCAAAGCAATAATGAACAGCGACGACACGATTGCTTTGCCTCTTCATCATCCAGCATTAAAGAAGCATTGGCTTCTCAGCGAATATGGATTAACCGATGCGGACTTGGAGAAATTGGACGCAAAAACTTTAAGTTACGAGCTCATTATAAATAATGCGATAATAAGAGGTTTAAAGCTCAGGCAGAAACTGAAAGAGGAAGAAATGAAGAAAGGAATCGGGATGAGATAGAATGGCTATCAGAGGCGGGTTTGTTTCTGGAGATATTGCGATTCGCATGACGATTATTGGCGGTGAAGATGTTAGAAGAGCTCTTCAGCAGATTAGTCAGAGTGGTGAAGAATTAAAGGTTCGAATAACTAATCTAAATCAAACAACATCAGCGTCTTCGCAATATTTTCGTCAGTATGGAAGTGTAATTTCAAGCGTTAATAGTATGATTGTTCAGATGTCGATTACTTCATTCGTGTTTCTTCTTACTATGCGTCAAATTAATTCAACCCAAAGACAATTAGCAACCGCCCAAGAAAACGCTGCTGAAGCAATTCGTAAATATGGGAGAAACAGTATCCAAGCAAGACAAGCTTTAAGAAGACTTGCACAAGCACAAGAAAATGTAAGAATGGCTCAAATCGGATTCGTTGTTCAGACAATAGCTACAATAGGCAGCATCGCAACACTTGTTATGAGAATACCAGAGTTATTAACGGCGCTCGGCTCGCTTGCCTCTTTATATTCAGCCGTCGCTGCAAGTGCAACTGCTGCGAAGATTGCTATGGGACCTGTCGGTTGGGCATTGCTTGGATTGGGGGCTGGTATTGCTGTTACTGTTGGTGGGATTTATTTGGCTGGTGGATTAGGGGGCGGAGAGGCAGAGTTTGACCGTCAATGGAGCGAGGCTGGACGGTATGTGAAGCAGAGGGCGTTTCGGGAGAGTCGGAGGTATGGATAAGATTTGAGTTATAGCGAGGATTTTCCTCTTCTTATGTTGTTGATTTTGAAGTTCGAGATGCGGGTTTGAAGAAGCCTCCTCAACTGACTCTTCGGCTTCATAATAATAATGGGAATTTAACTTCTGGTTCAGATGCGATTTATCAGAATGACCAGATTTATGTGATTGCTAATATCGGTTATGGAGACAAATATATTTTTTACGGACGGGTTTTCGAGCTTGAACCAGACGATTATGTCTATAAAGGAACATTACGAAGCATCTTGACTGTTGTTGCGAGAAGCGAAACTGGAGTTCGAATGACTCGTGAAACGAGCAGTCAACCATTTTATGATGTTGGCTGGACGGTTTCTGGAGCCTTCAATCACATGCTTAACACTCCAGACTCGAATCATGCGACTGGAATAAGTTTGAATTGGAATCCTCTTGATCCGATGGCGAGTGGGGTTTATCCGAAGAATCTTAAGCAGACTTCATTGTTGAAGGCTTTTCAGGATGCATGTGAGGAGTATGGTTATGTTGGCTATTTTAGGGATTGGATTCAAACTTTATATTTGCGTGATCCTTCAAGTTTAAGCGGGGCGAATCCTTCTATTCATTATGATTTGTCTGCTGGTTTAGCTTCTTGCAGAGTGAAAGAGGATATTGAAGATGTCTATAATCACATTCTGGTTTGGGGCGGAACAGATGCCGGCTTTCCGCCCGTTGATTTATGGACCGAGCATGGAGCTACAAGATGGATTAGCGGATGGGTTTCGAGCGGTGCAACTGTAACGAATGGAACTATGGGAGGAAGCGGATATGAAGGTAAAGATTTTATTGAAATAGAGAAGTCTTCGCCTGCTGGTGTATCGGGATATGCGGAACTCGTTATTCCCAATACTGGTTATCGTGATCCTTCACAAATCGCTTCTTGTTCGGGATGTATGAATATTGATAATCGAATATCTCAGCTCTGTTTCTATGCAAACTCTCCAGTTGTTACTTATGTAAGATTAATTGATTGTTCTGGTAACCAAGCGGTTGCAGAAATTCTTGGAACGGGCGGAAACTGGGAGCAGAAATGTTATGATATTCCTGCAGATTTTTCTCTCGATCCGAATTTTGATTGGAGTAATGTTTGTCGAATTAGATTTTCATTTTGGGATGGCGATCCTTCTGGAACAATTCTATATGTTGATGCGTTAGGTTTTGTTGGTAACGGTTGGGAAATTGATCCTTTGCTTTATCCTGATTGGAATCCGCCTCATGTTGATCCGATGAGTATTTCTGGAAGTTCTCCTACTGGCGGTTTTGGAAGAAGTGTTTATAATTATAAGGATGATGAGATTAATTGTTTCGAGCAGGCATGGGAAATTGGCGAGGCGATTTTGGAGAAGTATAAGAATCCATTTAAGCGAATTGAAATTACTGAAGGGGCGAAAGTCTGGTTGAGACCGACGCAGACGGTAACGGTTTCTATTCCGACTTGGGGAATTTCTAATGCGACTTATCGTGTTGAAGAGGTTATTCACCGTTATAGTGCGGAAACTAAATTGTTGAGGACGACTGTGAGTCTTGTTGAGTATGATGTTAATGTTCCTTCGAGTATTGTTCAGAGGGAGGATGAGGGTGGAATTTGGAAGCGTCCA